TGCCTTTTGGTTCTGCAGTCAAAATGTCGAGTGTATGGACCTACGATATTAGAAGGGATGCCTTTGAGCATTATATGCAGAGCGGCATACCTGCATAAATAATCACGATTAAGGAGTGTGGTGTTTCGTGAGATTTATAAAAACACTTAAAAGTGTCCCTTGGAAATATAAGTACATTATTATTCTTTGCGTTGGTTTACTCGTTGTGAGCATTATTTATCCTAAAGCTGAAGAATACGCTATGGCACATCGTATGAGTAGTGCACACGGCGGAGAGGTTTTGTTGTGGGCGATTCCATTTTTAATCATATTTATTATTTGGGCACACAGATACGAAAAATGAAGGAGCTGAGGAGAAATGAGCAGAGTAATTATTTATCTGAAATGCAACGGCGAGAGTTATATAAACCTCGAGGCTGATGAATTTCATATGGACGGAGATTTTGTAGTAGCTTGTAAAAGAAGCGAAACTGTGGCAATGGTTCGTCCTGAAGAAATAAGAGCAATATGGATAAGTGAGAGGGAGAAGAAATGAGATACATAGACTTTCTCAACTCAAAAGCTATCACAGCTATAGAGAGCGGCTTTGAGGTAGACGACAGCGAGATAAGCCCGGCACTAAAGCCGCATCAGCGTGAGTCAGTAAAGTGGGCTTGCAGAGGCGGTTGTAGGGCTTTGTTCGAGTCTTTCGGACTTGGTAAGAGTATTCAGCAGTTGGAATTCTGCAGACTTGTAGTAAAACACGAAGGCGGTAAAGCACTTATCGTATTGCCCCTTGGTGTTAAGCAGGAATTTGCAAGGGATGCGGTTAATCTTCTGAATATTGAAGCACCTACTTATATCACTTGTCAGGCAGAAGCCGAGAAGTGTGACAATTCAATTTTAATGACAAACTATGAGAGGGTTAGAGATGGAGATATAGACCCCTCATATTTTATAGCCGTAAGTCTTGACGAAGCCGCGGTGCTCCGTAGCTTTGGCAGTAAGACTTATCAGACTTTTCTTGATAAATTCAAGAATGTTAAGTATAAAGCCGTGGCGACTGCTACACCTGACCCGAACAGATATAAAGAAATTATTCACTATGCAGGCTATCTCGGTGTAATGGATACAGGACAAGCTTTGACTCGATTCTTTAAGAGGGACAGTACAAAGGCAAATAACTTAACTCTTTATCCCCACAAGGAAGAGGAGTTCTGGTTGTGGGTATCAACTTGGGCGTTGTTCTTACAGACCCCTGCTGATTTAGGCTTCGATGCCACAGGCTATGACTTACCGCCTTTGGATATCAGGTACCACAAGCTCGCTTCAAAGATTGAGGCAGAAGTAGAGCGAGATGGCCAGATGAGGCTTTGTATGGATGCTGCCGAAGGATTAAGTGAAGCAGCTGCTGAAAAGCGTAGGAGCATAGATATCCGTGTTGCCAAAATGAAAGAGATTGTAGATGCGAGTCCCGACGACCATTTTATTTTATGGCACGACCTCGAGGATGAACGAAGGGCGATTAAGGCGGCTTTACCCGAGGCTGTTGAGGTTTATGGTTCTCAGCCTTTATTGGTTAAGGAGCAGAGAGTTATTGACTTTGCAGAAGGCAAATACAGATTGCTTGCAACTAAGAAAGAAATATCGGGACAGGGTTGTAACTTCCAGCGACATTGCCACAGGGCTATATTTGTGGGTATTGATTATAAGTTTAATGATTTTATTCAGGCGATACACCGCATATACCGATTCTTGCAGAAAGAGCAGGTAATTATTGATATTATCTACACCGACAAGGAGCAGAGTGTTCTCAATGAGCTTCTTGAAAAGTGGAAGAGATATGACGAACAGAAACGTAGAATGCAGGAGATTGTTGTTGCTAACGGACTTAGCAACAACTCTATTATTGAAAAAATGCAGAGAAGCATAGGAGTTGACAGAGTGGTAGTTAAAGGTAAGAACTTTACGGCTGTGCATAATGATTGCGTTGAGGAAATGAAGAATATTGCTGATAATTCGGTTGACCTTATACATACCTCAATTCCATTCAGTAATCATTACGAATACACACCGAGCTATAACGATTTCGGTCACAACGAGAATAACGACAGGTTCTTTGAGCAGATGGATTATCTAACACCCGAACTGTTGAGAATACTTAAGCCGGGCAGGATTGCGGCAATTCATGTTAAAGACAGAGTGCTTTTCGGTTCTGCAACGGGTGACGGTATGCCGACAATCGACCCGTTTTCTGAAATGACTGTATTTCACTATATGAAGCACGGCTTCAGATATATGGGCAGAATCTGTGTGCTTACGGATGTGGTAAGAGAAAACAATCAGACCTATCGCCTCGGATATACAGAGCAGTGTAAAGACGGCTCTAAGATGGGTGTAGGTTGCCCCGAGTATGTGCTTTTGTTCAGAAAACTTCCTACAGATACATCGAGAGCTTATGCTGATGAACCTGTTAAGAAATCAAAAGAGGATTACTCAAGGGCACAATGGCAGCTGGACGCTCATTCTTTCTACCGTTCCTCAGGGGACAGGCTTATGAGCAAGGATGAGATTATAAATCTTCCTATGTCAAAACTTCAGAAGGCTTATAGCAAGGTAAGCAAGAACACAGTATACAGCTATGCTGAGCATGTGGCACTTGTGAAAGAGCTTGATAAGAACAATAAGCTTCCTGCCACATTTATGGTGGCTGCACCTGCCAGCTGGAGTGACAGTATCTGGGATGATATTAACCGAATGAGAACCCTTAACACTACCCAGAGCCACAGAAAGCAAGCGTTGCACGTTTGCCCTTTACAGCTTGATATTATTGAGAGAATTATCAACAGATATTCAAACGAAGGCGACCTTGTGCTTGACCCCTTCGGCGGTCTTATGAGTGTACCTATGACGGCCGTGAAAATGGGCAGGAGGGGATATGGCATAGAACTTAACCCCGACTATTTCCGTGACGGAGTTGGGTACCTGAAACAGGCTGAGGCAGAAGAAACCTCTCTTACTCTTTTTGATTTTGTAGGTTGAGGGGGAGTAGTAGTGGGTTTTATAGAACAGTTTAACGAGAATCTTGAGCGGTTTGAATGGGAGAGATATAAGCACTATATTCACCGCGACCTTTTCAGAGAACTTATAAAGATTGTGGCGGAGGTTATGGTGCTGTCTGGGACAACACTTATAAACATAGAGGGCACACCTATGCAAGCATCTATGGTGAAAGAGGTGTATCTTAGCCTTACTGCCGAGCACCTGCAGAGTGTATGTGAAAAATTCAACAGAATATGCTACTACGTCAGGAACAAGAAAACCTATCTCAGAGCTATGCTTTACAACGAAGTTTTTGAGTATGAAGCTACAATTACCAACGATGTAAATGTAAATGAGGGTCTTGCAAGTGTATAGGTGTAAAACAAACTTCTGCACTTTATACAATGAAAAGGTATGTTGCAATTTTCGCCCGAGGCAAGAGAACTGCGTTTTTAAGTGTGGGAAGTTCTTTCAAATCTGCAATAAGTCTATCGAGGATAAAAACCTTAAGTTTGAAGCAAAGAAAATACCGAGAATATGGAGTGTGCATAAACATGGCAAGAAATTACGAGGAACATATAAAACCGCCGAGCTTCAGCTCGCCAACAAGGACAACAACCCTACCGTAAATAATCTTTTGATTGATTTGCATAAGGGGATAAATTATTACAAAGAGAAAGCCGAGCGGCTTGAGGCTGACCTCAAGCAAGCTGAGGCAGATATGAAAGAGGTACTTCTAGGTGAGGATATTTGCAATTTCTGCAAGAACAAAATATCCAATGAAGTCTGCGAAGGCCAGGACTGCGACTGCTCACAGTGCACGGTTGACTGTGCTTGTAAGCTCTGTAGTTTTGATAGTGAGGCAACATGTAACTTCAAGTGGAGGGGCAGAACGTGAGCTGTAAGAGAACGGACTGTCTTTATCACCCTGAGAGCTGCCTGAGCTATAACTGTGATTATATGCTTCTGACCGGGAAGAAACGAGAGAGTAAGCCCGGCAGGAATTGTGACAAGTATCAGAAAGCGACACCTGCGGAGAAGCTGCACTTAAGAAGAAAAACGGCAAATGTCAGCTTTTGTCTGAGCCATGAGGAGAGTGAGTATGAATCAGAACTCTTTTGAAGAAGCAATATCGGTATTCTGTGACAAGTATTGCCGTTATCCTTTGGAGTGTCGGAGCCAGGATGAGCTGGATGAGCATTGTGATAACTGCGATTTTATAAAAATCATTAATTTAAAAGAAGGAGAAAAAGAAAATGGAAAATTGCATCGTACTTAACGGAAAGAAAACAGAGCTGACTGAGGCTCAGGTAGAGAGCATCAGAAGTGCTTTTGTTACAGATGAGATATCTTCCGATTCTCGTGAGAAGAAACTTTCCGACTTTAAAGAAGGCGAAACCTTCAGAATCGGCGAGCATGAGTTTATTGTGCTGGGTGAAATGGAGAGCGGTATTGCCGTAGCATTAAACGATTATATTGCTGAGATGAGATTCGGTGATAACAACAACTTTGCCGACGAAGATAACGATATCAGACAGAAACTCAAGGGATTTGAGAAGGAAATGGAAACTCTTGTTGGAGCGGACAACCTTTATGTTCATAACGTGGACCTTACAGCCAATGATGGTATGAAAGATTACGGCAGTGTTGAGGTGAAAGTTTCTGTTATGACCGCGGACCTTAGAAGACGTTTTGCATACATGATGGATAAGTTCAAAAAGGATTATGAGTGGTTGGCCACAGCATATAGCACTCCTGCTCATAATAATGAGGTCTGGGTAATGTGCGTTTCGCCCTCCGGCTACGTCAACTACTTCAACAGTAACTACGGCAACGGCGGCGTGCGCCCGTTTTGTATCTTAAATTCTAATATCTTTGTATCTAAGTAAAGGGAGGAAATAAACATGGAAGTAATGTTAAGTGATGTGCAGGTGTCAAAAACTTTTAAAGTTGCAGACATTGAGTTTATCAAGTTTGCTCAAGAAGGTGACAGAGTAATTGCTGTTACCAAAGATTTACAGTTTAACTCATACTTCGGTAAAAATAACAATTTTTCAGAAAGTGATGTACTCAAGAAACTGCTGGATGAGATGCTTCCTAAAATTGAAGCTGCAATCGGCGCAGAGAACGTGCTTGAGTTTGAGACAGACCTCTTTTCTCTTGATGGCTCCCGTGAGTACGGTGTTATGAAGTCTAAGGTTGCATTACCTACTTTTGATTTCTACAGAAATAACAGGGAGATATTTAATAAGTACCCGGTTGATGGTTGGTGGTGGCTTACTACACCCGACAGCACACCTGAGTACAACTCTAGTGCCTGGGTTGTTTGCGTTTCGCCCGGCGGCGACATCAGCTACTACCGCAGTATCTACGGCAACTACGGCGTGCGCCCGTTTTATATCTTTAATTCTTCTATCTCTGTATCTTGTGAGGAGTAATAATGGCAAGTTCTGATATGAGGGTAATTGATAAAGCTCAGAGTCTCGCAGAGCATACCTTCAAATTAACCTCGAATTGTAACAGGTACCCTAAGAAGTACAGACATTCTCTCGTTGATAAAATACAGAACAGATGTATCGACATATACACAGAATTGCTTGAGGCAAACAGAATTGATAACACTGCCTATAAGCGGCAACGTTGTAACAAGATTACTCTTGCAATAGCTTATTGTGACGAGCTTTTGTTTTTCATAGAACTGTCAATGAGATTAGAAATTATAAATGCTGCTACGGTAGCAAATTGGTCCTCTATGGTAACAGACGTAAAGCACATGGCTTTAGCCTGGAGAACCAAAGAAAGTAAATAAACCCATAGGTTGTGCGTTGTATTTTTCTTTTTGCGTTTCGCCCTCCGGCAACATCAACTACAACAACAGTAACTACAACAACAACGGCGTGCGCCCGTATTGGTGGATAGTCAGACAGAGTAGGCAGTAAGCCGAAATCAGTACACCACTTCACCAAAAGAATGCACAACCTTTCCGTATGGATAAACAAAAAAGGAAGAATGCTTATGACCGAGTTCGAGAAAGTCGTTGATTTTAATAACATGTACCGGGCATACCGAAAAGCAAGAAGCGGAAAAGGCAGTAAAAGAAGTATTTCAAAATTCAGTGTTATGGCACTTGACGGAATAAACACTCTGATACAGCAGCTTAAGAATAAAACCTACACAATATCCGCCTATAGTGAATTCAAGGTATATGAGCCTAAGGAACGTGATATTAAAACGTGTTCTTTCAAGGACAAGGTCATACAGCACAGTTTATGTGACAATGTTATTATGCCCAGACTTAAGAATGTGTTTCTTTATGATAATTGTGCCGGACAAAAGAAAAAAGGCCCTTTGTTTGGTGCATTGCGATTTAAAAAGCAAATGGAAGCATTCTATAAAAAACACGGCTTTGACGGTTATATACTGAAGTGCGATATAACAAAGTATTTTTACAATATCGAGCATGGCAAAATGAAGGATATTGTGGAGTATTACTTTGGAGACGATAAAGACATTTGTTGGCTTTGTAATCTCTATATAGACAGTACCGAGGGGAAAGGACTTCCTCTGGGTAATCAGATTAACCAAGGGCTTGCACTGCTTTATTTAGATGGTATGGACAAGCTCATTAAGGGTGAGCTCGGCATTGAATATTTTGGCAGATACATGGACGACTTCTGCCTTATACATCAGAGCAAGGAGTACTTAAACTACTGTCTTGAGGTTATGAAGGCGTTTATTAAAACTCTTGGACTTACCTTTAACGGCAAGACTCAGATAGCACCCTTTAAAAACGGAGTAAATTATCTGGGGTTTCACCTTTATATGACCCCGAGCGGTTGCTGTATACAGAAGCTTAAGAATCAGAACAAGAGAAATGCTCAGAGAAAGTACCTGAAAATGGCTAAGCTTGTTGCCGAGGGTAAGTTGCCTATAGAGAAGTTCAACGATTCCTACAATGCATGGAAGAACCACATATCACACGGTAACTGCTATAACTTAGGCTTGGCTATGGATAGGAAAATAAATGAAATATTAGGGAGTGATACTGTTGATTTTAAACAAAGTATTAAGTTTTTGCAAAGCACAGAAGACCATACATCTGTATGAAAGTGAGGATTGCCAGTGGTTATCAGATGGATATGCGATTTATCCATTGCATGGTGTACCTCACTTTGATACCGAAACTATTTGTGCTACTTATGATATTGTAGGTAAGAAGAAAGAGAAAATATATGCTCGACATTTTTACGAGCTCCCGGCACGTCTTTCTTTTGAAAGCAGTGTAGAAAACGAAAGTGTTTGCGAGATTAACCCTATAAAGGTTTCCATCAACGGAGTTACTTATATACAGGTACTTACATCTGCGGGCTGCGAATTTATAGACGGCAAATATCTTACTCCGCTTTCCGATACAAACGAAGATATGCTGAGAATCTATGAAAGAGTGGCTGCTGACGGTACAACCTATTTTGCCGTAAAAGAAGGACTCATTCTTATTGCAATAATTATGCCTGCACTTCTGCTTAACGAGAAAACACTTGAAGAACTGAAAGCTTTTGTTACCAGATGTGAGGTTCACATGAAAAACCAGAGAGGTAAATATGAGTGAATTTCGAGAATATCATCCTATAAAAGAAGATGAGCGCTTCCGATTCGAAGATAAAGTTCAGTTAAAAAGATTATTGAAAACAAAGAAGTTAACTGAACGACAAAGAGAGGCTTTGAGAAGGCTTTTATTTGAATATGACTATGCGTGTGATTAAGGAGGAGTAACAATGATACACGAACTTAAAATAAAACCTGAGTATTTTGCTGATGTGGTTTCGGGTAAGAAAACATTTGAAGTAAGAAAAAGCGACAGACCTTTCAAGGTTGGTGATTTGCTTGCATTAAATGAATTTGAAAATCAAAGCTATACCGGTGCAAGCTGCTTGGTTTATATCGACTACATATTAAATAACAAAGAGATGTTAAAAGCTGATTACATTGTTATGTCGATTAAGCCTGTTATGATACGAAAAAGCGATTCGCCTTTTGATACGTGCTCATTAAAGCCCAACTACAGTGTACCTTTGGCTACTGAGAGGGATGGATGTAATGGTTAAAGAATCTACTGTGGAGCTTAGTCCCAGAGCTAAGCGATATCAAGAGCTGGACAGGCTTGCTTTTGAGTGGGGTCCTAATATGGATGATAAGAAGCTTTTCTCTCTTAAGTTTGAAGAAATGAGTTATGTGCTGGGTATGGCTCACTTATATATGCTTGCGAGGTTGGATGCGATATCACCTGAGCAGGGTGCACAGATTAAGCGTAGATACATATTGAGAGCAGAGCATATTCACAATAGCTTGGTGATAGCCAGGCATATGTACCAACGTCAACTTACAAACACTATTACCTATAGTAAAGATATGAATGATTTAGCAGAGCTTCTAAGGAGCGGTTCTCATGTGGCACTGCCAAAGGCACTTGAGATTATCGACAGTCTGAGCGGCTCTTATATATTCTCGGTTTTATATGACCACGCTATGAGAGATACAGACATAGATAGTTGTATTGATGAAGTTATCTATGATGAAGACAGCAGAGAGAGGCTTAAGGATGCTCTTTGCAGGTTTTTAGATGAATTGGAAAAGGAAACCTTGCCCTCTGTATTCTCAGAGCTTTCGCATGAGGATATAAAGCTTCTTGCTTCAAGGATTCCACCCAGAGAAATATATGATAGCAACATTCCCGAGGAACTTCTTCTGAAGCCTTAAAACAAAGAAAAACACACTCTCGAAAAAGCTCGGGAGTGTGTAGCCTTATATATAGGTATATGAAATTGAGAGCACCGAGCGGCTCTTTAAATGCCTGTTAAAGCAATTAAAGTTGTAACGAAATTTATAGTAGAAGGAGGTTAAGACTGTGCACTACTATGAGAGAACTATTACATCAGGTGACATGGTAGAGGTTGAGGTTTATAAGTCAATAAGAAAAAGAAATCTCAAAGGAGTTGGTCGGTCAGTCCGTCAGTCTGAAACCTCAGAGAAACAGAAGCAGGCAAATGAAATAAGAGCTGAGAAAAAAACACGCAGAGAAATTTTGAATAATTTTGTCCCCGGTGATATGTGGGTTACTCTGAAGTATCGTTACAACAATGAAGAAGACGAGTGCTTGCGAGACGTAAAAAACTATCTCAGGCGATTGAAATATTACTGCCAAACGAATGGATTGCCTGAGTTTAAATATAGAGGCAGGATTGAGCGTGGTGAGAGAGGAAAATGGCACGCTCATATCTGCATTAAGAAAATTGACTATGATGTGGTAACCAGCAATTGGGATAAAGGTAGCATATTTGTTGAGCCTATGTATATTGAAGGCAGATTTGAAAATCTTGCCAAGTACATACACAAGCATACCAAAGGCAAGAGCCATCAGATACGGAGTCGCAATCTTGTGCCTCCAAAGGAAAAGGTTAGAGAACTCGGCAAGAGAAAGATAAAGGAAATCGAAACAGGTGTAGTTCCTAAAGCTCCAAAAGGTTACTATCTTCACGAAGCAGAATATAGCTATAACGACCTGACAGGAACATCAGCTGTGTTTGTGTTCTTGCCATTAGTCCCCATAGATGTCGGGAAAATAAGAAAGTAAATATTTTTTAGTCAGACTGTTGAGTTTCCTCAGCGGTCAGCTTTGCAATGGATAAAGGAGGAAAGTATATGACAACAAGCGAACTTAAACAGCTCAGACACCTTAAACGTGAGATAGCAATGTGTGATAAAGAAATCACTCAGCTTAGAGAATTGGAGTGTGACCTTACTGAGACAAAAGAGCTTATAAGCTTAAAGACCGAGCGGATGCGGTTTTGTATAGAACAACTCACTAATCTTGAGCGATTTATATCCTCCATACCTGACAGTTATCTCAGACAAATGTTTGAGCTTAAGTATGCAGATGGTTTAAGCTGGACTCAGACAGCACATCGTTTAGGTTGCACAAGTGACTCTGTGCGGATGGCTTGTAGCAACTACCTCAAGACACAAAATTCATAATTTATAAAAGTCTTTCGTTTTTTTCGTTTTTGTTGATGTAACATTAAAGTGTAAAATAACAAGTTTTAGATTTTAATTTATCTAAAAGGCAAAAACAATGCTTTTCAAGAGATGTTCTCGATGTAATAAACGTATTCCTGCCGGTACTCAGTGCGATTGTAAGAGCCAAAGGCACAAGAAACTCAAGTCTGATGTCAAAGATGTTTCATTTTATGACACAGATGAGTGGAAAAAGCTTCGAAAACGTGCAAAAAGACACTTCTTTGGCTTAGATTTTTACGCGTTTTACGTGTATGGTCGAATAGAGTTCGGCAGAACCGCACACCACATTGTACCCATCGAAATGGACAGCAGCCGCAAGGCTGATTTTGACAACTTGATATACCTTTCCGAAAGCAGTCACAGAGAAATTCACTCTCTCTATAAGAGAGAGTGCGAAAAATATATTAAGCTGCTTTTTGAACTCAGAGAGCGATTTGAAAGAGAGTTTTACCCAGGGGGGTAGGGTCAAAATTTTTTGTCGCTCACTTCGTCATCGCGCCCCCAGTATTTCTTACGCAATTTTCCAAAAACAAAAAAGCAAAATAAGGAGAAAGAGAAAATGGGCCGTCCCCCCAAGCTCGTTGGAGACCAGACCGGACACTTAACTCAACAACAAATACAGGAAAAACAAGAGGCAGAAGCTGCAATTTCAATCGGCTTTTCTTACGCTAAAAAACCTCCAAAAAAATTGCTGGTGGATAGCGTAGCTGTGAAAGAATATAAGCGCATAGTCAAGCTTATCGAAGAACTTGAAATCCTTGTAATCTGTGATATGGATATAGCTAATATATGCGGCTATTGCAATGCGTATTCTATGTATTTCAAAGCAACGGCAGAACTTAGAGACCAAAAGCTCACCATTGAAAAAGCCCAGGGTCTCGCACCAAATCCGCTTATTGAAGTTCAACATAGATATGCTTCAGAAATGCGACGCTTCGGAGCACTCATCGGTGCCGATGTTTCTTCCAGATTAAAGCTTTCTATGGCTAAAGTCAAAACCAACGGCGACGGCATAAACGACCTATTTGGTGATATATGACAATTAAGCAAGAACTAATCAACTATGCAAACGACTGTCTGAGCGGCAAAATCACATCCTGTATCGCACACAAGTGGGCTTGCCAGCGTTTTTTAGACGATTTGAAGAAATCAGATGTCAGAAATACGTTGTCAGAGCCCTTTCCTTTTTACTGGGATGAAGCTGAAGCACAACGTATCGTTGATTGGTTCTCTTATCTCAAGCATCATAAAGGCAAGCTCGCAGGCCAGTTTATACAATTAACTGTTGACCAGAAGTTCTTTGTGTGCCAAATATACGGTTGGCGGCAGGACGGCACCGGGTATAAGCGTTTTACTCATACATTTCTTGAAGTTGCTCGAAAGAACGCAAAGTCTCAGCTTGAGGCTGGAATAGCACTTTATGAAATCGCTTACGAATCCACCAAGTGGGGCGAGATTTACGAGGCGTATTGTGCGGGTACCAAGCGAGAACAGAGTCAGATAGTATTCAAAGAAGCTGACAATATGCTTAAGGGTTCGCCTTTAAGAAAGAAATTTAATATAACCCGAAATGCAATCATTCACTTAAAGACCGGTAGTGCGTTGAAGCCTCTTTCAAAAGACGACGGTAAGAATGGCGACGGCTCTAACCCGGCACTGCTTATTCTTGATGAATACCATCAACACCCGAACACAGATTTCTACGACTTAGGCCTTGGCGGTAATACTCAGCAGGCACTGCTTATGATTATTACCACAGCAGGCAAAGACCTTAACTGTCCTTGTTATCAGCAGGAATATAAGTACGTAAAAAAACTGCTTAATCCTGATGTAACAAGTGTTATTAACGATAATTACCTTGCCGATGTCTTTGAATTAGACGAAGGCGACGATATACATAACCCCGAAAACTGGAAAAAAGCAAATCCTATACGTATGACCTACGAGGAAGGCAGGAAGAAAATTCAGGAAGCCTACGAAATTGCGTTGGTTGTTCCTGAAAAAATGATAGCTTTCCTTACAAAAATGCTCAATGTCTGGGTACAAGCAAAGAACAACGCCTATATGGATATGGCTAAATGGGAAACTTGTGTTGTAGAAGAGTGCCCCATTGATACCAGAGGAATGTCGGTTTACGTTGGATTTGATATGTCAGCGAAAATTGACCTTACCTCAGTTGCTTTTATTATCCCTGTACAGCTCGACGGCAAAGTAAAATACATAGTTTATTCCCATAGTTTTATACCTAATCGCGAAAAACTTATGGAAAGAGCACTTACCGATAAGGTTTCTTACGATGCGTGGGAGCGGAACGGCTTCATTACCGTTACCAACACGCCCATCGTTGACCAAACGGCAGTTATGAATTACGTTCTTGATTTCGTACAAAAACACGAGTGGAAAATCGAGTGCTTGTGCTTTGACCCGGCTAACGCCTCTAAACTTATGATGGAACTTGCCGAAGAGTACGTAGTGGAAGAAGTTTACCAAAGCCCTAAGTCATTAAATGAAGCTACGGCAGGATTCAGAGAGCAGGTTTACGACGGCAACGTTATTGTGCTTATGAACCCTGTACTTAATTTTGCTATGGCAAATGCCGTTACCAGAAGCTCTAACGGCTTAATTAAGATAGACAAAGATGCAGTTAAGCAGAAAATCGACCCTGTTGACGCTACTCTCTGTGCTTTTAAATTAGCATATTATCATGATTTTACTGATTCAGAGGCATTAGTAATGTCTTGGTTGGATTCATAGGAGGTGGAAAATTGAGCTTCAGAAGAAAATTAGCAGATTTTATTATGCCTAAAAATGAGGCGACTACATCAGAATCCAAGCAAGAAGCTCAATCGGGTTCCTCAAAAACTACTGAAAAAATCTCTTTAAACCCGACTGTTTCAGAGTTAAACTCTTTTTTTGGCATAAGCGATATTATAACTCCCGGGCCTGCGTTGTACTCAGCTACATATTATGCCTGTATGCTCATCCGCTGCAATGCTTTCGCAAAACTTCCCTTGAAGATTATGCAGGCACTACCTAAAGGCGGTGCAAGAATTTGCAGAGAGCACCCACTTTACGAAATGCTCACTCTCAGGCCAAACTCTTATATGTCAGCTTACGATTTTAAGTGGGCAACAAAATTTATGACCCTGCATTACGGTAATGGCTACTGGGTATATACTTTCGAACGCGGAAGGATAACAGGTTTATACTTGCTTGATTCCGAAAAAGTTCAAATCCTCGTGGATGACGCAGGAATTATAGGCAAAAAGAATGCTGTTTATTATTACTATTATGACAGCAAAGGTCAGCTCGTTGTATATCCTCACGATAAGGTAGTGCATTTCAAGTGCTTTCCTACTGATGGAATACACGGTATAGGTGTGCGGCATTTTATTGCTTCGAAAATTCACCAAGAGCAGTTGGGCGATTCAGTCGTCAACACAAGGTATGAAGGTGGATTACACGACCCTGTTGTGGTTCAGTACACAGGTGACCTCAGTAATCAGGCTCTTGTAAACAAGATTAACAAAAGATTCGCTCAGATTGGTGGAGTAAAGAACGCAGGCAAAGTTGTTCCTATTCCTGCAGAGTTTACGGTTTCACAGCTTGAAACAAGAATGGTAGATGCTCAGTTCTTCGAATTACGTGGACTCAACGTGATGGAAATAGCCAATGCTTTCGGTGTTAAAAGCTTCCAACTTAACAATATGGAAAAATCGACCTTTAACAACGTAGAGCAACAAAACAAATCTTTTTATACTGATACATTGATGCCTGACTTTGTTGCTACTGAGCAGGAAGTAGATTGGAAACTTTTGTTTTCTTTTGACCGAATGCAAGGTATATTTAGCCAATTTAATGCAGATGCAATACTCAGAGGCGATATAAAGAGCCGCTATGAAGCTTACAACATAGGAATCACAGGCGGATTTATTAAGCCTTCTGAAGTAAGAGAGATGGAAAATCGTCCTTTTGAAGAAGGTTCGGACAAGCTTATTTATGGCAACGGAGCGGCAGTTCCGATGTCTGATATAGGAATTCAGTATAAGTAAGGGGGTGTGAGTATGGTTTTAAACAAAGTTTTCAATTTCACTAAGGATAGCGAGAATAAAGGCTCGATGTCCTTAAAGGGTAACGAAAAGAAAGCAGAGCTTTATTTCTACGGAGATATTGTAAGTGATAACTGGAAAAATTATGGCTGGGCTTACGATGACGATAAATGTCCTAAAGATATCATTGACTTCTTTGCTGACCTTGAAGATACAGCAGAGCTTGATGTTTATATTAACTCAGGCGGCGGTATGGTTTATGCAGGTCTGGCAATTCATAACATCATCAAGCGTCATAGCGGTAAAGTAACAGTTCACGTAGATAGCTTGGCAGCTTCAATTGCGTCTATTATCGCTTTGAGCGGTAATGAGCTTGTTATCCCTGTGTCAGCACAGTTTATGATTCATAAGCCTACAGTTGGTGCTTGGGGTAATGCTGATGACCTTAGAAAAGAAGCTGACTATCTTGATACCTGCCAGGAAACACTGCTCGATATTTATATGGAGCACGTTAAACCCGGTGTTACAGCTGAAACCATCAACGAGATGATTAATGCTGAGACTTGGTTCACAGGTAAGAAGGCTGCCGAGTATTTTAATGTCACCGTTAACACATCCTCTGCACCTATGAATTGTGCAAAATCCTCTTATTTCAAGGATTACGCCAACACTCCCACCGAGGTTATCAATTCTGCTGATAGCATAGACAAAGCTAAAGAAAGATTCCAGTTTGAATTGGAACTTTATTCACAGTAATTTATTTAAGAAAGAAGGAAATATAATGACAAAACTTGAAGAACTTCAGGCAAAACTTGCAGCCAAGCGCAACGAAAGAGTTTCCCTTATGAATGAAGCTCAGACCCTTTTCGATGAAGGTAAGGTTGATGAAGCAAGAGCTAAGCTTGAAAAGCTCAAGAATGTGAGAGCAAGTATCGATGGACTCGAGGCACTTATCGAAGTTGAGTCTGCTTCTGCCACTCATGTTCCTGTGATTCCTGCTGTCTCTCCTGTGACCGATATTTCAAAATCGGCTATGTTTGTGAGAGCTTGTATCAAGAAATTCACAAAGAAAGATTTATCCGAGGCTGAAAATGCTCTTTTACTGCCCACTGCAGATAATCCTGTGGGTGAAAACGGTGAGAGCTACATTCTTCCCAAGGATATTTACACAAGAATCGTTAAGAAAATCCGCTCCTTTAAGTCCATTCGTAACGATATCGGCTACCTCAAGGTAGGTGCACTCTCCGGTACCATCCCTACTGATGATATCGACGGCCTTCAGGAACTCTCAGATTTTACTGATGGCAACGAGCTGAAGGATGATACCGACATTTCTCTCGGCGGCATTAACTATTCTCTTGTAGAAAAGGCAGGTTTTATCGCGTTAAGTAACACTCTCTTAGCTCTTGCTGATGAGGATTTGCTTGAATATGTTGTTGAGATTTTTGCAAAGCGTGCGGTTATCACTGAGAACAACATGGCTTTTAAAGCTATGGCAAAAGATAAGGTAGCCAAGTCTATTTCTGCACATACAGACCTTACTGGCTCTATCATCGAGGATATTGACCCTGCTTTTGAGGATATGGTTGTAGTGCTTACCAACCAGAGCGGATTCAAGTGGATGGATTCTCAGAGATATGAGGATGGTACAAAAGTGCTTCACAAAGACCCGGTGACAGGCAAGTGGATGTTCGGCGATTACGAAGTCAGCAAGTATCCCAACAGACTTCTCAAAAATAATTCCAACGGCACAGTACCTGTGTTTTATGGTGCACTTTCTGAAGGTGTTAAGCTTCTTGACCTCGGTAAGGTAAGTTTTGCTGCTTCCGCTGATGCTGGTTTTACTCGCAATGCTACTTTAGCTCGTATTATCGAGTTTGTTGATGTTCAGCAGTTTGACGGCTCTGATGCTTGCTATTGCTACGGTGAGATTACTCTTACGGATGCAACTGCTGTTGTTGAAGACGACACAGAGGGTACAGACGGCTAAGAACATAAGGGGGTATAAAAATGACCCTTGAACGTATCAAAAACTTCCTTAAAGTGGATTT